TTACAGCTCTCGGAAGAGAAATACTTTCTCCAACCCTACCAATTGGTGTTCCCTGCATTTATTTTTAACTGCTTCATCTCCAACAATTCTCACCATGCGCTGACAAACCGCCGAATACTTATCAACCCAATAACAATGCTCCAAATCTCTAAGCCAGTTTTTTTCAACTTGATTACTCGGAAATTTTTCAATCAATATAAAGTACGCGTTAACTGAGCCAGCCAATATTGCCATATTACTTATTTTAGACAATATAACTGAATCAACAATTTCTGATCTAGGTAAATTCCCATTGGAAACATCATACACAATGCTTATAAATGGAACCCCATAATACTCATCGCCAAAAACATTATTATTAATTGGCCTATCAAATCCAGCTTGAGTAGTTTTATCTAGCCTTTCAAGAGAATCTCTAATAAGGTCTATCTTCTTCTGATACAAGTTAAGCATTATGCTTTTATAAACTAAATATCCTGCAAACAAAGCAGCAATAGGAGATACTACTCCTGCAAAATATGTAGCAAATTCAGAAAGATTGAGATCGCTCACTCCAGACGGCAAGACAATGGGTTCATTTATATTAGAAAAATAAAGCACTATTACAAAAAAACAATAAGCAAAAAATACAAAAAAAGATAAATTAACGCTTTTCATAACGCCATCCTATATAGTTATATCAAAAATTATAGCTAGCTCATGATACTACTAAAAAAACAACTGGATCTATAATTGAAAGACAATTCTTAACGCAGCAACACTCTTAATTCAAAGCGCACCTGGTCTCACACTTAATCCAGCATCCTTACGCGTACACGCCGCACGCGCTGGTGAGAAACTGCGCAAGCAGCAAGGGTTAGCCCAAGCCATTATGGTGTTTGTTCGTACAAACCGATTTAGGCAGGATCTGCCGAGCTATAGCAAAAGCGTTGTTGTGCCTTTGCCCTACGCAACGTGCGACAGCCGCGATGTGGTGCGCGCCGCCAATGCGGGCCTTAAGCAAATATTCAAAACCGGAATCATGTACCAACAGTGCGGCGTGATGTTGATGGATCTCTGCGATCACAATAATGAGCAGCTTGGGCTATTGGGCGAACCGCAGAGCGATGAGAAGCGCGCACGCAATGAAAGGCTAATGGCCACCCTGGACAAGCTCAACCGTGAGCATGGTAAAGGCACGGTACGCCTAGGGATGGCGCGCAAGCAGAACGCTTGGGAGTTGCGCTGTGAGCATCGCACGCCACGCTATACAACTCGCTGGGATGAGCTGCTTTGTGTAACGTTATAAACGCTTATGGTGCAAGGGGGGAGGTTCAACCTCCGGGCTTACTCCTAGTCAAAAAAGCAGTCTTTTCTTTTGTTTCACATCACTCGCCTGGGTTGTGGTACTACTGTGAAATCACAGCCCCTTGCAGAAGCCCAACCACGCACCAAACGCTAACTTTTGCCCAAATTTTCATAACAACCTCCAGGTTAATCGTCATTTTAAGTTTCATAGACAGAATACAAGGGGGTAAATCCAACCCAGGCGGGATGCCTCCACTCAATACTAAGATTGCTGATACAACTAAGCTGGTTTGCAATAGCAGTTTTGTAAATATACTCCCTTAATACGAACTTTCAAACCAATATAGTCCAAGCTTACAAAGGATTGAGCAGCGAATGATCACCATTTCCAGCGGGTTTATTGATACGCGTGCTGATCGGCCAATGCGTGATTAGCCTGGTTTCTATGTGAGTTATCGCGTCGCCCACTGTTCTGGGGTCCGTAAATTCTGGATCGAGCCATATATCCAGGCTCTCGTCATCAAGTGCCAAGGGCATGCGATCGTGTACGTCTTTTGCTGGACCCCGGGCAGGCTCAGTCACGATGGCGCAGCCCAGCTTTCCATCGGCCCGCTCGGTGTAAATCGCGGCGAGCCAGATCAACTCGCGGTCTTGGCGGCAAATAAAATGGGGTCGCTTCGGATCCTCGCTTTTATCCCACTCGTACCAGCCGTCCACTGGAACGACGCAACGCGCGTGCGCGTAGCCCTGTTTGAAATAGCCCGAGGTACCCACTTTCTCGATCGTTGCGTTGATGGGCTGCGGTGCTTTTGCGCCCGCCCAATGAGGCTTGTACCCCCACCACATCGGCTCGATCACCGGCGAACCCTCAGCAGGCTTGACCACGGCTATATGGGTGCCGGGCGATATGTTATAGCGGGGCACGAGATCATCATCGGCAACCTTGGCACCGGTTTTCGCGGTCACAGCCGCAGGCGGGGTAAAGAGAGCAAAGCGTCCACACATGAAAGTAGTACAGATGCGGTTTTGGTTTCAAAACATCAAAAGCTATAAATAAAATGTATTTGGCTTCATGGAGTTTCTTTTATAGCTTCAATCTTTTCATGATTTACCACCATAAATGACTTATTATTTTCTTTATCTATACTCATTAGATAAAAACTATTATTATCAAAAAACAAAAGCTTGATATTATCAAACTCGTTCCCATCTTTAACCATAACACTAGGAAGAGGGCTTTCAGCAGCACTCATATCTAACGCAGCCTTACTTCTACCAACCCACTCAGGAGTTTGATAAAAAAATGTCCAAAAAACTATAAACAAAAGGAAAAAATGATACCCATCCCATTGCATTTTATTTTCGGCTAGCCTTGCTATTACCTCTGCCATCGTATGGCCGCTTGATAAAGCAATCAGTATAACACCAGTTGCAGTAAGTCTATATTTAATATCCAAACTCATATCAAACAGGTATTCAATTGGAGAGTAAAAAACAACCCCAATAGCTAGAGTAGCTAAAGACAACCTGCGTAAGCTTTTGATTGAGAAACTACCAATTGAATAAAACGCAAAAGAAAATAGAGAAGAAAATAAAAAAGCTACTATATAACTGGAAAATTGTTTTGCTATAAATGATGTTCCTAGAGAATTAAGCACCCAAGGAGCACCAATATCATTCAAATAAGCACTTTGCATTTTCCATCCACAAAAAATGCTTATTATAACCAGCCCAGTAGAAACGCCGGCCAGCTTAGTCAATATACTTACAACCTGCATAAATGCTTGATTTGAATTATCGTTAGACATTGTTCACCTAAGACAAATTTTGCGGAAAACCTCGATATAAACATAAACTATATTCAATTAGTTATATTTTAATTAAATACTTCAAAGTTTTTTATACTTGTTTGGACTTACGAACAACACATTGATCAGCAACACAGGTGGACTCTCACTGTCGACTTTATCAGCTCCTGGTGTTTCATAAATCGACCAAGTCTCATATACGTAGGGGTCTAATGACAAGCTCGCCATCCAGAGAGAACGTAAGGGCAAAATATACACGCTCAGCGCCGGTTAAAATGCACAAAAAAAGCGCCCCTATTTAAGGAGCGCTTTGGATTCTTTTCCCTTCCTGGGTTGTGGCCGCCCTTCCTGAGCGTGACCTCCGTTTCTACAGCAGCTCTCCTGCCACCGACTCCCTTAACCTAGCAGCTATGAGTTAAAGACGCGAACTTTGGCTATTCGATCTAGCACTATGCTTAAATTTAAATTGAATTAAAATACAAAAACTGCTTACTGGCGACACTTTCATACACATCATATCTTATAACGACGCTCAACCTAGCTTCAGCTAAAAAAATACCTACTGGGCTCAAATAGAATTAGTAAATTAACAATTCCAGCGCCATCATAAATGTGAGTATCTTTACCAAACTGCTACATAAGAGGTTACCGCATGATTCCAGCATTTGACCAAATGAGCTACAACGATGGCTATGGTGCAGAACTACAATGCCCAAACTGTAATGGTAATTATCTACACCATGAAAAGATTGAAGTTTTTGAAAGAGAAGAAGATGCAAAATCTGGCTTGCAAGTAACTGTTGCAGGAAAAGAAGTCACTACCAGCACTTCTTTATCAGGCAACCCTAGTCTGCGTCGACACGGAATAGCCATATCATTTTCGTGTGAATTTTGCGATGCCGTGCCTGTATTAACTATCGCTCAGCACAAGGGAAACACACTTGTCGATATGAATTTCACTATCGATAAAAATAAAAAGAATGAGAGTATTTAAAAGTTTAAGCGCCTCCTAAGGAGGCGCGATCGCATCATCATACTGATAAAGCCGCTCGTCATACCCTTCCGCTTCAACCGTCACGGTACTCATACCACTAGGGTTGATTCCCCGCACGATGACGCGCTCCACCTGCCCAAACACCAAATGCGGCGGCTCTTTGGTTGGGTCGACTTCGGGTACCGGGTCGCTGCCCATCGCGGCGATCACGTGATAATCATCGTCGCCCCGGGTAACGCGATAAGGCCCGGCGGCCTCGCCGTCGGGTTTACGCCAGTAGATGACGTGCTGCTCGATTCCGCCCCAGTTCAGTGCTTCATTCGAGAGCAGGTGCACGCCGTCGCTGTTGACTACCACTTGTTCGATTAACGCGGATTGCGATCGGCTGGGGATGGGGCCCACTACCGGGCAGTAGCTGCCTAACCGGCTGTTGAGTGCATCGGTAGGCGTACCCCAGCCATACGCTTTGCGGATGTGTAGATGCCGCATCAAGCGGCGCATACCGTGCCGCCACGCCCTGAGTTCATTCGTGACACCTTCTACGCGAATCGTTTCAACCCGCTGGGCAGGCGCATCACCCACACGACAGCGCACGGCTTCCATCGTGTCAGTGATCGCGCTCTGGTACTCCACATCAACGCCGTCGAAGTCATCTGGGCGAACAGTGCGGATCTGCTTGGTTAGCAGCGCATCGGCGCGCATGTTCTGAGGCGAGTACATTTGCTCAAGCTGGGTACGCGGTTCGTCTCGCACCGGCACTAGCACATCGTCCCAGGTAAGTTCTGCAAACCCCGCCTGCAGCCCGCGCTGCAGCACTGCTTTCACGGTGTCGTCAGAGTCATGATTAAAGTCGAACGTATAACCCCGAGCGGTCCATGTGTCGTGCAGCCGCTGCAGTTCATCCATGTCGATTTCATCGTCACTTATCCCGACCTGGTTAGCCGCGTTACGCACCCAATCCGCGATCGCTCGCGTGGGCTGAGCGGGGCCTTCCATGGTTTTAAGGATCGAGGTGGGCACACAGGTAATGCGGTTTTCGCTTTGTGCTGCAATCGCATCGGTGCCGATGATCGTTACCGCTAACACCGTGATGTCATCATAGTGGTTGGGCGACTGTGCTAGCCGTGAACTGAGGTTCGTCCACTGCATCTCGTCGATGATTTTTATATCTGAGTCTTCCGGCTCCAGGCGTCGCAAACGACATTCAACGGCCATGGGCCGGGGTGGATCGACAACCACCTCAAACCCTAGCTGGTCACGGGTTGCGTCGGACATTTCGAGCGTTTCCCACTGCCAGTAATCCTGCCCGATTTCACGCCACTGTAGCTCAACCCGGCGGGTTAACTCATTGACGCTACCATCGTCGTTCGCTTTGCCAAGCCCGCGTGGCATCTGTACGGTCGCCTTGAAACGATCAACCAACGTGCCCGGCTTTTGGGCGGGGAAAGGCCCGATCCATTGGCTTTCCGCATAGGAGCTATCGATATACACCGACCAGCTGTTGGTATACGTGCGCGATGGCCAGCCCTGCCAGGTAATGTCGACATTGCCATCGGCCAGCAGTTTCTCAACGGTTAAGGCTTGCGGGGTTCGCCCCGCAATTCGGTACCGGGCGCCCTCCCGGTCGATCGACAGCTGATAGACACCGCCCGTTGGGTTTGTCACGGGGGATAGGTCTGGGTAACTCAGCGTCATGTCATTGCCGACAATGGAATGCACCACATAGTCACCGCTCAATACATCGCCGTTTATCTCTATCGTGCCGCCTACGACTAGCCCCAAATCGTTAAAGCTACCGCGAAATACCGAGCGCACAGTTTGCTCTTCGGGATCGTCTGCCACCGGAGGCGGCCGGGCTTCAACCTGCCGGGGCAGTCGAATGTTTATCAACATGCCCGTGACCCAATCAGCGGGCGTTTCGTAGGCATCGCCAACGCTAAGCTGGGCACCGCTCGCGTGCACGGTCGGGGATTGCAGACGATCGGTGACGGTCAGCACGCTCTTGAGCGTTAAGCCAGCCTGACCACTGCCCGACGCCCCCACCTCGGCGGCTGAGTACCACAGCCGGTGGGCGGGGTGGCTTGTAATGTTCTCCCCGGGCTGGAAGGCCTGCCAGCGGATTGCATCGCCCAGGGCCTGGAACGGCGTCTGGGCAATCCGCATCTGGGAGGCCGGCAGCAGATAACTGCCCCACCCCACGCACAGCAGCACATCCAGTGCCTTTGTGCGCCGATCAATAAAATACGAATGCGGCGGGGCCAGATAATACGGGGCAATACGGCACTGGCCCGCTACCTGGTTGATCAGCCCATTTAGCTTGGGTCGGTTGATCGTCACGCTGGGGTCGTTGAATTTAGCGCCCTGGTCAATCTGACTACTGCCATCAGGCATTGAGATCGACGGCATTAACCAACCCAAGATCGAGGAGAACACGTCGACTACGGCGTTAAACAGCGAGCTTACGCCTTTCACAACTGACTTTTGCGGGGCGATATACAGATGTACTACCTGATTATCCGATAACGCCACCGCGCTAAAGCTGGAAGGATCAACTACGCGACCACGCTCGCCTTCTAGCTCGACTTCCCAAGGGTTATAGCCTGGCTTTTCGGCATAGCTGGGGATCTTCGCCAGCAGCCATTCCTGAAGCGTACCCGACTGCACCTGGTGCGTTTCAACCGGCTGCGTCGGCAGGCTTTCAAACGAGCGCATCAGCGACGGATAAATGCGGATCTCACTCACGTGTAATACTCCACTTTCGTAAACCCTTTGCAGAATGCCCGCAGCGGTTGGCAGCGCACGTGCTCATCGACGGTGCACTCCATCACGTTCATCCGGCCGTTAACCGGCACGACCACCCCACAATGCAGCGCAAGCGCCCCCGTCCAACACAGCGCCATAGCACCGGCTTGCGGCGGGCTGGGCTGAAGCCCTTGTGCGACCTCGCCCAGCGAGCGATTCACGCGGCGGGCGTCATCGGTGGCCACCCCTTCATAGGCAGGCAGCGTGGGCAACCCGTACAGCTCTGCACGCACCGCCCGCACCAACCCGTAACAGTCAAAATGCCGAACGCCGCCCACGAGTTCGCCCCGCCCGCCATCGAGGTAGCGGACGTTCCTGTAATGATCGAGCATGGGAAACCTCAGTTAGAACAGCGCGACACCTGGTGTGCGGAGAGTATCAAAACGGCCTTGCAGGAAGCGGCGGCCGAGCAGATCGCGGTGGCTACATGGCACCTGCAGCGTGCCGTCAGGCTTTAACTCAGGTGTATCGACGATCATCTTGATTGGCCGCCGCGCCGGCGCGCCCAGATTATTCGAGGCGTACATGCGCAGCGTTAGATAGATGGCCTCGCCCGCTTCATTGGCCTGCTCTATTAACTCCTCAGCGTGGGCATTGATCCCGCCGATCGCGAACACCAGACGCTGCTGGCCAGCATCGTTCCGGGCGGGAATCGCCACATCTAACCCTGCGCCAAGATATGTGGCCAAGCTGCCATTTTCGTGCGTGACGGTAATGTCATCCCAGCCCGGGCAGTTACGGATCGTCTCTGACCATGCAGCGCTAGAGAGTTCAAGGCAGGGAATGCGGTAAATAGTCGGGTCGTGGCCCGCGTGGATTTCAGCGAGTAGTGTCATTCGCGCCTCACTGTCAACTGTGCCGATTCGCTCACGAGTACGTTTCTCCACGTCTCTCGCGGGATGTTTATTGAGCCTACATAAACGAGTAACCCCGCCGTAGCGGGGTTATAGCCGTTGCTTCTGAGCCATTGCGTTACCGTGATTCGTAGTTGATGTGACATAGCGGCACCCGGTTTTAAGGCACAAAAAAACCGCTCGGTAGCGGCGGCGTAGATCTGAGCGTGGAGAGTAATCAGCTGATGCCGTACTTAGTCATTAAAAAGCGCTCAATCGCCCGTCGATAGCCCGCGTTTTCGGGTGCGGACAAATCCGCATCGAGTAAACCCGCCATCCCGACCAGCCCCGCCATTTGACGATGCCAAGCATATTCACCGGCGCTATAACCAGCTGTTAAAGGCTGTACGTCATCAGGTGCACTCGCTACAAGTTCACCATTTTCAAAAATGGCGAGCCCTCTCTCGATTGAAAACGTAAACATGAGCAGCACGGTTCGGTTCAGATAGTTTGATTCAGGGGTATACCCAAGCCGCAAGGCTGCATCACTAGAGCTTTTGTAAATCGAAGCGCGGTCACCACTAGCATTAATACCCATGCGTGGGCTGAATTCCCCAGCGCCAACGCCTGCAACGGTTCTCAGCACCTCGCGACTAGCAGGCGCCGACGCATCGCCTCGCTGAACAACAAACACCGTCCAGCGGTTAGGGTTCATGTCAGTCGCAGCGGCAGAGCGATTTAACGGTGTGACGATTTGCGAGAAAGCCCTTTCCCCGTTAGGGAACTCTCCGAACGTAGGTGGTGTGCCGTCAGTATTTTCCTGCAAAGTTGCCTTTACAGCACGATTGCGAACTTTCCCTCCGCTCACATAATTGGGGTCTAGCATTGTGTTCCAGAATGGAATCGCACCCATCGCACGACCTTCCGCAGTGATCTCTATAGAAGGTAGACTGCTATTAGGAACTCGAACGCCCTGGAGCATTTGATAGCGTCGCATATAATAGACCTCTTATTTAGTTAATTAAAAAACGCTGGTGAACGCCCCAGTTATATAAAGGCTTAGCATCATACGCGCTTCTATCAGCAGAGCTGTCGCGAAGATTCCCTCTCGGAACTGTTGATTCATCCCGCGTACCGCTATGTCCTACAAGTGCGTAATCGATTCGCTCATCGAAACCGCTCGCTGCAGCAGACAGCGTTAGTTCGACAATCGCAGTTCCGCTATCAACTCCATCGTCAGCGATCTGCACGTCATCAATAGCGATTTCACCCGTTGAGTCGTAGAAGCTGAAACCACTGGCCACTTGCTCAGGAACATTGGTTGTATCAATAACAAGCGGCGGAATAGGAACAGAAACAGAAACGCTGACAGTGGTGCCAGACGCCTGAGCTCCGACTATTTGAACAATCTGACTCGATTTAACAGATGACCATAGCGCCTGCTTTTGCGCCCGCGCTACTTGCTCGCCAATATGGAAATAGCCAGGGCCGGTAAAATGGAGTAAATCGGTAAAATATTCAGTAGCAAAAGGATAGTCTGCGCCGCTTAAATGATGCACCGGGCTTTCGTTATGCGCTTGGGTCATCGCAATAGCAGATTGAAACGTGCTAAAGAAAGAGCTGTGCTGGGCCATTAAGAAATGCACATCAGCTTGTTGCCCAGTTATCGCTTTAACATCGCTATCAATATCCCTCTGCCACTCAAGCAAGTCGTAAAAGTAGTTATCGTTACTGTTATCCGCTTCACCGTGCTTTAGATAGCAGGCGTCAACGACTACGTGCCAACCTTTTTGAGCAGCCAATTCAACCGCTTTTTTAACAGCCGTCAGCATATTGGCGTAGACCTGAGAGCCTTTCCTTAGCCCCTCATAGTTAGTACCGCCCTGCGCAACAGTGAATGATAGCGAGCGAAACGAAGCGCCAATCTCCCGCGCCTGCCGCGACAGCTCATTGGCACTTGATTCCATTATCGTTTCGCCGCGAGTGCCTGTACCAACACCTGCTTTAGCAACTAAAGGAAGAAAACCTACTAAATTATCAGGGTCTAGCGTAGCCTGGGGGTTGGATTGAGTTTGCAGCCCCATACGTACATCGCTATTAACCCCAGCATCAAACATCAGCACATCGGATGGAAAGACGGGGGCAACACTAACAAGCGTGGGTGAGGAGTTAGCACCAACCGCCAGCGACTGACCTAGGGCAATAAATACATGCAGGACTTTACTATCATCGGGGATCAACCAGCCCCCGCCAACAGCAACAGCGCGCTGTCCATCAATCATCGGCGAATCAATAACTGCTCGCACATGACGATCATTACCAGCTGCAAGTACTATCACTTCAAATCCTGAAGCATCTGCCAATAGCTGAGCTGTTGCACCCATACCATAAACCGAATTGCTAGATTGATATGGGATTAACTGCTGCGAATCTGCTAACTCACCACCGTTAATTTTTTCACCCTGCTCATCCCATGCTAAAAGCTGCGCACCGATCTCATCGACTAAAGCGTATTCAGCAGATGCATCATCGTTATAAAACTCATATGCCCAGTGATCCACAATCCTGCCATCCAGCGTCGCGTAAACAACATCGCCACTCGCGTTAAGCGTTGCAAAGTCCCACTCAAAGCCAGAGTCTTCTCCGTAAAATTCACCGCCCAAACTTGCTATTGGGAAACCGTATTCATCTAATGCAAGTAGTGAGTTGCCGTTAGCGTCTGTAATAACAGGAGTAAAATCGTCATCGCTGTTATAAAACTCACCCGATAGCACGTCAGCTTCTGATGCTTTATCGAGTGCTAAATCCTGAGCCGCAGCGATACCCGCAACGAACTCAGTACTAGGATCATCTTTAATGTGCTCACTCTCACTTGCTGAGATGCGACGATACAGCGAGCGTGTCACGTTCGGGTCAGGGCTAACTGCATAAAAATACCAGCCGTCCTCAGCAGCAGCCCGACCTTCGGCCTCAGTCGGGAATATCTGTCCCCCGGCAATCAGCAAGCCAATGCGTTCGTTCTGCATCGCCTCCCACGTCATTTTTTCTTCACCGAACCGGTCGGTGAACTTGTCCTCTTTGGAGTGCATGCCGAGGTCCAGCAGTTTGCTATTGACCTCACGCACACGTGGGTGAGTGCTGCCCAGCGGCTCGCTGGCAGGGTCAAATGGGTGTGTGGCCATAGGGTTTTCTCCGGGCACAAAATAACCGCCTCGTGGGCGGTATGTGAGAATTGATAAAGCGGGTTAGCGTATCGGCTTGGGCCAGTGCCTGTTCATAGTTCGATCAAAAACGCCTGAATAAATGATCTCGTCCGGATATTGCGTATCAAGCTCGCTAATCGTTTGCCGCTTGAGTATCTGCACGGGCGCGGTGACGATCCATTGCCCCCCTTTGGAGCGGGACGAGTACATTTCCGTAATCTCCATTTCCAGACCGTTTTGGATACCCAGACTGGTTTTCATTGGTCCTTTGAATGCCAATAAACCATCATGCAGTATCCAGCGGTACCAGCCCTCAAACAGCTGAAACTCAGGAATAGTGAACAGGTACGTTACCGTCAGGTTGGTGGGCACTGTGCCCGCTAACCGCTCCTTACGATTGCGCCCGCTCCCCAGCGGTGTTCGCAGGATCGGGTCAACGTGCTGGGCGTCAAAGCCATCGTCCGGTGGCGGCAGTTGGGGTGGGTAAACGGGTAGTTCTGCCATTACCTAGCCCCTCTTGCCATGCCGTAGGTACTCGCCATTTGGTGTGCATACGAGTTACTGGCTCCACTGGCCAGATCCTCGCGCATGGTTTGCAGCACGCGCACTTTGAAACGATCGTCGCCGATGCGCTCCACTGTGGCCGTGGCCTGTACCGGCTGGCCCTGGTTGATGACCTCAACGTCAATTTGCACGTTGGAGCCACCGCTACTGGAGTTATTCGCAGCTCGCTTCTCGCGGGATAGGAACCGGTCCAGCTCATCCGCTTGCTGGCTCATCATTACCCGCTGGCCTTCATCGAGCAGCCAGGTACCTTCCTTGGGTATGCGGTCAACACCCGCATGCGACATGCCCACCGCCTGGATAGCCGACGCCTGCGCAACCTGCGCGCCGGCGGCAGCGGCCCCCGCGGCCGGAGCCAGGAATGGCCCGACGTAGGGAATACCGACCACCGCATCGAAGGCTTTTGAGAACGATGAGGGGATGTTCATCAGCGCCCGACCGACCGCGAACGCTTTCTCTGTCGCAAACAGCGCCCGGTAAATGCTGCTCTGTTCACCGGCAAACGTTTTGGCCAGGCCGGACAAGTCGCCGAACATCGCCTGGGTACCCGCCATTCTTACCTGGCGGCTTTGGCGTTCGTACTGCTCCACCGTCTCAATGTGGCGGCGCTCAAGCTCTGCAAGTGCCTGCTGAGCTTCCTCTTTAACGCCGTACTCTGCCTTGGTGAACTCTTGCAACACCTCTAACCGCTGCTGGTACTGCTCGCGGTAGCGTTCCATTCCTCGGTCCAGACGGTCGGCTTCGCCAAACGGGCCGGAGACACTGGCATCAATCGAAGTGGGCACGCTTAACCCCTGCGTTCCCAGGTTTTTCAGCTCACGCTCCAGCTGCTTGGCGGCCAGGTTGCCCAGGCCGGGGTCCAGCGACTCGATGGCCATCGAGTCACGCTGCAGCTTTTGAAGGCGTTCAAGGTCGGGCACGTACGTACTCAATAGCCCCGAGCGACGCTCCATCAGCGATAGCTCTTCACGCAGTTGCAGTAAGCGTTTTTGCTGCTCCTCATCCAGCCCTTGCAGGCTGCCGCTTTCCAGCTCCCAACGCAGCCTGGCCACGTCGCCTATCTCGCCATGTAGCGCAATTTCACGCTGCATAGAAAGCGCCTGAGAATGGTACAGGCCCTGAATACGTGTCCGCTCCTGCTCCTGCTTGCGCAACGCGGCGGATGCCATTTGCTCAGATTGCCGGGCGGCGGCCGTCGCTTCCTGCTCGGCTTTGCGGCGGGCTTCTTGATCTTTGTCCCACTGGTCGCGGAAACGCTCGGCCTCAATAATTGCCTCGGCAATTTCTGGGGGCACCCCACCATCTTGTGACGCAATCCAGCGGCGCGCCCGCCCCTCATTGCTTGGGTCCATCGTCTGTGCAATGGATTCATTGACACGTTTTAGGTAATCGTTCGCAGCGGATCGGTTAGCCTCCATCGCTCGCGTCTGGTTATCGATGCTACTGGTTGCACCACCGAAAGCGCCCTCCAGCTCACGTTGCCGGTCAGCCAGGCCCTTTGCTGATATAGCCGAGGTATCGTAGCCATCGGCCAATGCCGTCACCGTCCTTATATGCGACTGAGGAACAACGAAGTTTTCAGAGATAACGTTCGCTAATGTACCGGCCTCGCGCACTCCTTCTTTAACTTCATCTATCGCTGTCCTTAAAGCGCGATAACTGTCTAGCGTGTTCCTGGGCAAGCCAATAGCTTGCGTTGATGACACTATGCGGTTTAGTGAGCGCCGCATCTGAGCTTCTTGGTCTTCAATATCACTAGAAACGTTCTGCAGCGTCATATTTCGCTGCGCTAGCGTTAGCTTCTCAAACGATTTAACTGCATCCTCGGCCGTCGTTGATAGATCCAAAATACCCTGGCGGGCTGCTCGGGCCTCTCGTGATGTTTCAGTCATTCCCATCGTCAGGCGGTATAGCCCGTAGGTAGCTAAAAGCGCAGCTCCTGCGGGTCCACCCATCAGCGCCATCGCGCCTTGCGCGCCCCGGACGGCTAACGCCATCGAGCCGTGGGCCAATGCAGATGCACGTGCAGCGGCCGTTTGGGTCAGCGTCGCTGCCGTTGCAGTGGCCGTAGCCCGCTGATATTCCACTTTCGCCAACATGGCCAAACGGGTTGCCGATGCTTCCGCCGCTTCCGCCTGGGCAAGGCGAACACTGGCCGCTGTGAGCTGATTTTTGGCTGCCAGCTCAGCGGTATTCAGTTGAGCAATACGGGTCTGAACCTGCATCCTACCGGCAGCGTTGGTCTGGGCTTGCAATCGCTGCGCTGCTAACGCTTTTTCTGCCGCCAGTTGGGTCTGCAGACGCTGCAGGCGTTGCACATCGGCGGCTACCTCTACACTGTTCTGAGCGGCCCGTTGCTGGGCACGCTGGGCCTCCTGCGCCGCTTGGGCCCGCTCAGCCGTTGCGCGACGCTGGGCCTGAGCCGCTGCGCTTCTGTCCTGCTCCATACGCTTGCGGGTTTCAGCCGCTGCCAGGCGGTCACTTTCTGCCCGGCGGGTTGCGGCCAACGTGTACGACCCCAGTGCTTGTACGCCCCGCCCCGCCAGCACAACGCCCGCTGCCATGCCCACTTCTGCCAGGGTTTCGATATTGTCAGCAGCCAGCTCGATGCCGGACGCCAATACGCCGGTGGCGGAATGCGCTTCGTTCGCTCGGCCGATGTAGTCCAGCCATGCGTTATCGAACACCACCCTGGCATCTTCAACCGAGGTGGGCATGCGCTCCAGCTCGTCAACCATCGCGCCCACTTGGCTGTTGAGCGCAGGAATCACTTTATTGGCTGTCAGCTCACCAGCCGTGGCCATGCGGTCCAGCTCTTGGGTAGTGACTCCCAAGGCATCTGTCAGCGCCTGCTGCAAGCGCGGGGCGTTCTGTACTACGGCGTTATAGGCATCACCCTGCAGCTTGCCCGCTATCATGCCTTTGGAAAACTGATCCATCAGCGATGATGACTGCTGGGCTTTCGTGCCGCTAATCACCATCCCCGCTGACAACGCCTCGGTTAGATCCAATACATCACGGGTAGCAAAGCCTACCTCTTTCAGAGGCCGCACCGTGTTCACGAACAGCTCTGAAATATCCATCAACGGTTTGTAGGTGTTGCGGGCTGTCTGCATCATCCGCTGCTGCACCTGGTCGTACTCAAGCGTTGATTCGGTTACCAAGCGGATACGCGACGCCATCTGCGAATATTCATCCGCCGAACCGATGGTATTACGTGTAGAGAACATCGCCGCCATGGCGATACCAGCACTCAAAGCCGTTCGCTTTAAAAACTCAATATCCTGGCTGACATCCTTTACGGTACTGCCGAAATTTTTAGAACGCTGGCCACTGTTATCAAACTCCTTCCCCAATCCCGTGACTTCGTTACGCATTTGGCGCATGACGCGAATGCCGCCCGAAGCATCTCCATTGATCACGTACCTGGTTTGCATCTCGCGAGCCATGGACTTACCTCACATTTCGGGCATAAAAAAACCCAGCGCAGGGCTGGGTTCAATATATTAAGAGTTAACTTACCTACAGGCTGAGGCCCATAAGTCTTCGAATTCATTTACCGACATTATTGACTCAATAAAACCAACAGAACTTAATGCTATAAATCGCTTGTTGCCGGTATAACCACCCAAGCTATTTTTAGCATTTACCAAACCACACCAAGCCCCCTCGCGCTTGCCATGAAACTGATCACTAAACCGCGCTGAATCAGGATCTACTAGCTGTGATCTTATTAACTTCTCTTGCTGTACGCGGACCATAGCTGGTGACATAGTCCGATCCCCGGCACCTAGGAGATAACTAAACAGCAACCACATCGCGGCTACAGCAAGAAGCCATAAACCAAGTTTAATAATCGAACTGCTAGGTATAGACAGATTTAGTTTAGATCCTGACCTAGCGGCATCGCGATCAAATGCCCTAATTTCCTCTAGTGAGATGTGCTTAGGTCCTGCAACAACCTTGTTATTGGCATCTCGTTCTACTTTCCGCCCCTCATGATCTAACTCAACCCAGCCTCCGCAGCCTTCACATAGCACTACATAAGTTTCGTCGGCTTTACAGAGCCCTGAATATTTTTTTTCAGCAATAGTTTGTCCAAATAGCCTATTGGCACAGTTCCGGCAGTATTCAGCCATGACACAACTTCCCCGCTAGTCATCCGAGCAGGGAACGTACCGTACCAAACTAAAATTATCTATGGTTACCTATTCAGTACGCTACGGGCGCCACTCTCAATGCTTCGCACCTGGGCGAGGCAGGCCCTACGGTCCTTCACCTCGCAAAGCTTCATGGCAGTGTTCACGCTACCAAGATCAAGACCTTGGTAATGCACTCCTCCCATGCCGGTGACTACCCGCCATTGGTTATCGCAGGTGCTGAACACTTCCCACGCCTCCACGTGCTCGGGCCATATTTCTACCTCATCGGGCTCAAGGTATTTCTCCACCGCCTGTAGAGTGATCCCGAAGGCGGCGGCGTCGCTTTCAAGCGATGAGGTATTCCCTTGGCCGCCTCCGGCCCAGTGGCGGCCAAGGGCGGTTAGTTTTTTGCGCGGGCCTCTGGGCCACACTCTTGCGCCGTTACCCAGCTGTTAATCAATGCGCGGCGGAAGAAAGTTAGCTCCATAAGTCCGTCCAGCAGCTCAGTGCTGTACTCCAGCGGCTTACCCTTCTCATCCTTTAGGTCGTCCAAGCTGATCAGGTCGCGTTCCACCAAAGCGCTATCGTCCATCTTGCCCAAATTAAGCTGCTTGGACGTCTCGCGGTAGTCACTGAAGGACAACAGTTTCCACGTCGCGTGGATAGTGCTGGGCGTGTCTTCATCAGGCACGTGGATTTCTACCGGCACCCGGTGCGATGCGTATCTTTTAACGACAAAGGCCATGTTAAATCCTTAAGTGAATACCAAGGTAAACTCGTCATCGCCCTGATTACGGGTGTAACGGGTATCCATGGTGTAGTGAACGATGCCGTTTGAGTCGCTACGCGATAGCGTAGACAGCTGCACTTTCGGCCCGGTTAGGGTGACGATGTTACCCGGCTTGGTGCCGTGGCCAATCTTCACTTCATCCAACGTTAAGCCGTTGTGGCTCTCAATCGCCTGGAAATAATCTTTCGTGGCAATGTCCGGTGCTTCAATCTCGACCTGACCAGTAGGCACGCGGTCGGTGATTTTCACCGTTTCACAGCCCACCAAATTGCGGTGAACCACTTCATTGCCCATGTTCAGTGAAAGCGACTGCAGGCAGCCCGCATAGCCGTGAACATTGCGTACCGGCGTGTTTTGTTTGTTCACCACCAGCTCTTCCGTAATATCGGTCAGCTGTTTATTAATCTGCTCACTGAGCTGAGCAACGCGCTTGTACATGCCGGTTAGCGTGTATTGCTGCGTAGGGTCTTGCTTCGCGGTTAGATTCAATTCAACGTTACCGCGCACACCGGGCATTTCCTGCACTTGCCCTTCTTCAACGAACCAAACACAGCAACTCTCTTGGCTATTCGTCACAGGCTGATAGGTAACGCTGGTTGCTTCTTCAATCACTTCACTCAAACCACAGGAGCGCAGCAGTTGCCCAAAGTTAGGCGGGGTGCCAGGTGTGCCCGAACCGGCTAAAGGGATCGTGGTGGTAATGGTACTGTAAGGCGCGGCGTTGATTTCAGGGTTCGCACCGAATGTCTGTTGCATTCTCTCGCGGGTAATGCGGTCACCTTCATAGGGATTGCTATCGAGTTCGCTAGTGATCAACATCACGGCGTCCTCGATATTGGCGCCCGCGCCATAAACCGGCTCAGGCGCGACTAGGAGCATCTTTAGGCGTGTGCGCATCGGCTTTCTCCTTTTTCACGTTAGTAGCGCTGCTTTCAACAACAGCAACGGGCGGGGCGGCTGGCTTATCAGCCGTGGTGCCACCGCTATGGGCGACAAGCACGGGCTTGCCTCCGCGTAGCAAGTAGCTGCCACCGGATCGTCTAGGCATTAGGTTAACTCCTGGGGTTTAAGCGGTGTTGATCATGTGGGTGTCGGTTTCCCAGTAAGAGATCCACCACACGATGGTGCCCTTAATGTCTTCTACTTTGCCGCTGTGAAACTGCAACGGATCATGGCGGGGGCCTGCCTGGTAGCCAAACAGGGCGCTGTAGAGTTCGTCTTTCCTCTCTCTAAAATCCTCACGCCGTGCTACCAGCCACACGCCATAACGCAGGCGAACCTCTTGCCGAGGGCGTAGCGTCTCCGCATCGCCGGTGGCCACCTCGCCTACCAGGTAAGGGCAGGCCATGGGCAGCTGGCCGTTGTAGTCATCGAGCGGACGGTGAAACCATGCCTCTTCGACGCTGACCAGCCCCGGGCAATGCGTTTTTACCTGCTCGATCAACGGGTCGATAATGTCGAATTGGTTCATGATTTTGCGGCCTCACGGCTGAGCAAATAGTCAATCTGCTGGTTGAACTGCCTAGGCAGGTCGTCGCGAATCATGTCTTGCGCGGCATCCATTACGCGTTGGTTGCCGACCATTTCGGGGATTGAGGGGCCGAAGCGAATACGTGGTTCGCTTTGGTTATCGCGCTTATTCTCACGACGCAGGATGTGTCCTTTAGCGTGCCAGCCACCCTGCACCAACTGACGACCGTTATCTTTTCGGATGCGCACCGTCACACCCCGGCGACGGGCAACGCGCCCCTTTCGGGGCCCAGACTGTACCCGCCGCCCGCTGCTAACCGGTACCCACCGTTCACGCGGTTTGAACTGCGCTAACGGCAAACGTCGGCCGGTGTAAAGAATCGCCCGACTGGCATCGCGGTTAACCCGCTGGATCTTCATTCGCCGGCGAATATCCCCGGCGCTGATGTCGTACATATCCCGCGTGTACCGGCTGATAAACGTGGCGGCCTTTCGGGTAGTGGCGTTCACGCTGCGATCAAGCGCCTTGTCGACGATGCGCGGGTCGAAGCGATCACGCAGCTGCTGAAGCTGGCGAATGTCAAAATCGAAATCTGCCATACGGGCTCCTTACGTTACCCAGAGACGGCGAATGTGACCGTCGTCCGCCACCACTTCCTCAACAGTCCACGTTTTGGCAGGGGTGATGACGGTGTCTCCCTGGTCACTACGGGCTATATCAGTGGTCATGACACTAATGGTCGTGATGCGCCCGGCCAGCTGTTGATCGTCACTGTAGGATTCCCAATCACGATCAATCACTACCCACACCCCGGAGATCAAAACGCCAGCTTGTGATCTGTAGTCAGCAACAAAGCCGGCATCATAAAAGATGTCGGTTATGTCACTGCGCACCTCATCATCAAAGACGCTCATCACTCACCACCGCTGCCGCCGCCAGCGCCGTCTCCGGTGCCGGTGCCTTCACCGCCTCCTGTAGGAATTGGCGGAACAGGCGGCGGTGGCGACTCGGAGCCTTTACCACGGCCCTTGCCCTTTACCGGGGCGCCCAGCTCAGCAATCACGCCTGCATCTAGCAGGCGTTTTTCTTCGGCGGCGTTCTGGGGCTTATAGGGCTCGCCTTGTTTGGCGAGCACTTCTTTGCCCTTTTCGATCTGCCCTCGCGTTACCACGTACTGTTTAGCGGCCATGACGACCTCCTTTGACGTTTACTTTGCGATGCCTAGAAACAAAGCACCCCGCACTTGGCGGGGTGGTTAGACGACTTTGGCGAAGACGAAAGCATCCGGCTCGTGGAAGCCGGGGATCGGCGCCGATTGCATGGAGAGCCAGCGCACACCGGCATCTTCATCGGTCCAGCTTTTCGGGTAACGGTCCACGTCGAACAGGCCGCCTTCGATCGCTTTCACGTCTTTGATCGCGCCGTACAGCATGGAGTTGCGGCTGGTGGTGGGGCCCACAATCAAACCGCCTGCCGGGATCATCGGCTCATCATCCAAGGCCTTGCCGTCTTCCTCGCCGTCTGGTGTGAACCACTCTTCGTACTGGTAGAGATCAAGGCCTGGATCGTTCAGGTATCCCAAATAAGAAACCCCGTCCGGCAACTGCTCGGGCTTGATCATGCCAAGGTCTACACGGCGCGTGTTCAGCTTTTTAAGCACCTCTTCGCTATCCAGGAAGGCATCAGCGGCTTCAACACTCATGACGCACGCACTGGCCGTGCGACCGCTCTTCTTAGTAGCGCGGCGCTTGTACTTGCGTAGATCGGCAATTGGGTCAGCGCCTGAAGCCGTCCAGAGTGTTGCTTCTGTGACCAGGTTGTCAGCGTCCATCTGGTAATCAATCAGGTCGCTGACGCCTTCACCGATGATGGGTACTTGGCCAGTGGTCAGGGCTCGGGCAATCATCCACTCTTCACGTCGGCTAATGCGGTCGTTCAGATCCTGCATATCACGCGCCATCTGATCGCCCGCCCGATCAAGCGGCGTACGCGCTGAATAGATGTGCTCGCCTGGCTGACGAACCAGCAGCTCACCAGCAGTGGTTTCAAGCTTAGGCTTTACATACGCCGGCTTGTAGCTGCGCATAACAAAGCCTTGGCGATCAACCACGGAGCCAGGGCGGTTAGGACGCACGAACGGCGCCATTTTGCGATTGCCTTTCATGATGTCGATATCGATGTGCTCAGTGGTTGCCATGATCGGCTGAGCACCGAAGAACATCGATGTAAGAAAGCGGCGTGGCCGTGGCATGCGCTCTACGGCGGCCAGCATCGTGCGTAGTTCAAATAGGTCCATGGGGTTCTCCAGGAGAGTGTTAAAAGGGACGCGGCTCAGTGAACGAACAGCGACCAGCGGCGCAGCGCTTTACGCACGGATTCGACCGTGTGGCCTTCGCCCAGCGTGAGCGCAGCTGCGCGAAGATCGCCGGTCAGCATTACTTCCGCTTCAACCGGGCCACCAGTAGCATCAACGTCTTCCCACAGCACCGTGATAGGCGCTTGGCTACCATCATCGGCGGCCGCCACGCTCAGTTTGTGTTCTGAACTGGCGGTAACTTCACCAAGCACGCTGCCGGCTGCGAGTACTTCGCCTTCGGCGATGGTTACCGTCGCAAAGCGAATCGGGAAGCTTCCACCCACCAACTGACGCGGGTTGTGGGCTGTTTGAGTCATGCCAGGCATGGGCTTGCTCCTATTGGAAAAGGGGTATGCGCGGTGGCTTACTTGGTTTGCCAGCGCTTGGAAATGGCGTCCACTGCCTGGGCACGTTCAGTGTCTGCGGAATCGCCGCCCTTAGGCGGTGTCGTCGTGCCAGCTTCGGTGCTATCGCCCTTAATGCTTTGCAGGCTGATGCCGCGATCCTGGGCCGCCTTGAACAGCGCTAGGCCTGTTGCTTCGACGCTGTCGCCATTGGCGAGGGCCGCCGCCACTTCCTTTTCAAAGCCGGGCATAGCCAGCGCCTGAATGCCGATGCAACGCTGGCGTTCCTTTTCAGCCGCTTCAGTGCGCAGCTTGTCGGTATCAACAGTTTCCGCCGCGGCGATCTGGATCGTCTTCGGGTCGGTGCCGGCCTCAATCGCGGCCTGCAGCTCTGCCGTGGTTTTCACAGTGGTCATGGTGATGCTCCTGGGTTGATTACTGGCAGAAGAACCGGCCAGTTCGGCAATAAGGGACTCAAGCGAGCCAAGGCGATCCGCCATGCCCGCTTCAACCGCCAGCGCACCGGTGGCGATGCCGCCCTGGCGAAATCGGTCGTTGACCTCTGTGCGAGGTAGGTTGCGATTGCGCGCCACCTTGTCGAGGAACACGTTCGCGAGTTCATCGGTGCGCGTTTGCAGCTGCGCCCGGCCTGCTTCTGTTTCCAGGTCTGGGCGCTTGTTCGGCGCATTGCTGGAAACGATTTCGTAGCTCTTCTCCCCGGGCTTGTCTTCACGCTTACGCAGGCTCAATACCACGCCCACGCTGCCCAGCTGAGCGGTATCGTCGACCACCACCTCTTCAGCAGCGCTGGCAATCCAATAGCCTGCACTGGCGGCCATACCGCTGACATAAGCAACAACACGCTTGCGGCCGCGCATGTTGTAAATCAGATCACCCAGCTCATTGATGCCGGTGGCTTCGCCACCAGGTGAATCAAACACCGGGATGATCGCTTTGATCGCGGGGTCATCGAACGCTGTCTGGAAGTCGGTAGCCAGCACCTGGGTACTAGTGGCTCCGCTGATTTCGGTGAAAAGGTTGGCGTACCGAAAGATCGGGCCTGTCACCGGAATCACTGCCACCCCATCACGCACGGTGACGCTGCGGGTGTTATCCAGGGAACGGCCTAAGCGCGTTTCTAACGCTTCAACATCGCCCTGACGATCCGCTACCGCCATCACGGTATCGAGCGCTTCGCTGGTCATCAGCCACGGGCGACCCGCCGCGAGTTCAAGTGCGGATCCGGTCATCGTTCTCTCCAGAAATGAAAAGCCCTGCTTGGTAGCAGGGCTTAAGGGGTATTTTGGTTAGGCTGGGTATCTACTTTGGCATCGTCATCATGCACCTTGCCGCCTATATAAAGCGGCACCCCATCCTGCTGCTTACGCTTGATCTCGCGTGCCCGATCCTTATGAACGTCCTCCCAGTCCTCTCCGTGCAGCGCCATGGTTTCGAGGTGCTCGTTACTGGTGCCGTTGGCAATGCGCTCGGTTGCGGCTTTGGCATCGACCATTTCATTCAGTGAGCCCAGCGGTTCACCAATCCACAGCGCCCGCGTATAAGCGCGGCGCTTGGCGGGGTCACGGTACCCAGGTAGCGTTATCATCCCGGTGGCGACCATTTCATCAATCACCAGCTCATAGATAGGCTGGCACCATTGCACTGTCATATGGTGACGGCGCTGCTTTATGAATTTCCAGAGCTGGTTGAAGGCAGCGCGGGCCGCAGTATAGCTGGTGGAAAAGTGCATCAGCAGCACCTCAGCGGGTTGTTCCAGCGCTGCGCCGATCTCTTTGACGATCGCCATAAAGAACGGGTCGAACTCAGGGTTGGGCCGGTTAGAGCTGATCGACACCGGCTTAGCGCCTTCCTCCAGGTCCCATACCGCGCCTTCACCTAGGGTCAGGTTATCTCCTTCCGGTTCGTGATCACGATTGCTCTGCACCACCGGCCGGCTGGGCTTGTCCGGGTCGCTACTCTGTTGATCCCACATAGTGGCACCGCCACCAACGCCTTCTTCCTCTTCGCTGTTCTCATGAGTGATGGCTACAGTGAACATCGCGCTGATCACGGCCGCGGTCAGCTCCGCCTGGCTGAAGCGTTCCAGCTTCTGCAGGGCTTCCAGAATCGGTGCCAGATAGGGTACGCCGCGCTGCTGGCCTGGCCGATCCTTTTCATTCATCAGCTGCAGTATTCGCCGGCGGCCTGTTTCAGCCCCAAATACTGGTACCCACTGCCAGTCATGGCGGGTTAAGTGGTCGCTTGGGTACCCACTGCACAAATGCACGTGAGTTGGCCTGCCCAACCAATCCACACGAATACCGTCCAGCTCACGCTCAGTATTGAGCACATTGAAGGGATTGCCGATCCTCTCGGCTTCTACCAGCTGTAGCTTTAAGCCAAACAGCCCGCCGGGCCGCTTATCGAACGGCGTAAAGCCAAACAGATCGCCGCTGACCATTGCACTGACGAATGCCAGACGCTGCTGCATATAGAAGTCGAGTGTTGCTTCCGCATCACATTCATTGGGGTCTTCGGCCCAAAGCCGGAAGCCGCGGGCAAGCTCATCATTCAAGGTGTCGGTTGCTTCGTCATCCAGCCCGAGTACTTCACCATCAACGTTAGGGCGTAGCGTTAACCCCATGCCCACCACGTTAGTAGCGGCACGGCTAATCGCCGCACGGCCCATCATGTGATTGCGATAGGCGTCCCTGGAACGGGCGATCAGCGTTTCACGTTCACTGGTGGGCGTATCCTGCCGCGGGCTACCCAGGCCTGGCAGCCAGCTGAGCATGCTACGCAGCATGCGGCTGGCACCGCGGTGGCGGGTTTCGCTGCCTACGTTGGCACTGCTGCTGGGCTGGGTAGCTTTCAGACGCTGAATTTCTTCCATCGCTTGCTGGGCTTGGGTTTCCGCCAACTTGGCGCGGGCAGTGCCTAAGTTTGAAAAGATGCCCATCTAAAACCCCACATAGCGAATGCGATTTCGCCCACGTCCGTTGGCCGCCGAGCGCTCTTTGGCGGCCATCTTGGCGTAGTGGGCTTCCATACGCTGTAAGGTCCCCAGATCCGCCCGGGTATATTGTCGATCACCGAAGCGCCACGATTGCGAGCCGCCAAGGATTTTATCGATCGCTTGGCGCACCAACACTAGGCGAGCGGCATAGGTTTGTTGGGTAATAGTCATACGCTGCGATTCCTCATACGGCGCCGTTTGCGCTGTGGTGCCGCGGGCTGCTGAGCGGTTGCTACAGCTGGCGATTCAAATAGTGTGGTTTGGGTAAGCGTGGCTTCGAGTCGATCCCAGTCACTAGCCCTTAAAACGTGCGTGCGACAACTACGCGCGGCGTGAAGCGCATACACTTCGCAGTCCAACGCTTCATTGGGCTTGCCGGCTTTCTTCTGCCATACGCGTTTACGAGGGTTGCGTGGATGCGGCGCTTTAACTTCAGCCGTTAGCTGTTCCCAGTAATCGGGGCGAACATCCTGGTACCAATGCATACGACCAGGGCCAATGCCTTTGAGGCGTATGCGAGCGTCGATCAGATCCTTGGCTTTATGGGTACCCACAATGAATGGCCGCAGGCCGTACTTATCGGCCTTAGTGTTCTGCCGATTGGTGTCGTCAGAAACCTTCGGCCGGCTGAATATCTCTTTATTCTCGCTATTCAGCGAGGCACCTTTAACGGCCATGACTCCATGGCGTTGCCGTGCGCGCACATAGTGATAGATCGCGTCGCTGGTATGACCGTCAGAGCTATCAATCCCTACCGCTGAAACCCTTAGCGAGGCGCCGCTTTCATGTTCAAAGCCGGTGGTCATGAGCTTGTCTAGCTCATCAAATACCGGATCGGTTTTATCCATCGTGTTGCCGTAGAGCTCACCCCAGTAGATCAGCCAGCTCTCTTCGCCACGGCCCCAGGCGCGAATTACCACCGCTAAGCGATCGTGCTGAACATCAACGCCTGCGGTTACCAGCAAGCCACCGCGGGGGATGGTTTTCTCGGCATACTCTTCGGCGCGATCCTTCAGTTCATCGACTTCAGGCGCATCACCTTTGAACTGATACGCCAATCCCATCGAGCTGTTGGTGAATACGATAAGATCGCTAAAGTCGCCCTGTTCCGCGTTGTGCTGTGCCGAAAGCCACTTCTCCATCAGCTTCGCAAAGCGTGAATCTGGAAAGGTGCTCAGCAATTCATTCATGTAGTAGCCAGCCACGCCACGAAACTCAGCAGTCGCCACCCAGCTACCGCGGCGCAGGTTGGCGTTCTTCTCCCGATCGTTCCACTCGCTACCGCAATGCGGACAGGCGTAAACCGTTTGTTCTGGCCTGAAAGCACCATAAATAGGGTGTGGCTGTTCAGCAGTGGTCGGGCATACCAGGTTATCGAAACTCAGTTCATGCGATTCACCGCAGTGGTGGCAAGGCACCAAGCAACGGCGCTTATCACTAAGCTGCATTTCCGCTTCAATGGATGAGATGCCCGCGATGGTGGGCGTACCACCGATGATGTACTTCTTACGACCACGGCCGTAAGTTTTGCCACGCTCCTTGAGCAGTAGAATCGAATCGCCCTGGCCTTTGAGGTTCAGGTTGCAATCGTCCGGTTCTTCTACAAAGCCGCGCGGGCTGGGCGTCGACTTCACTGATGATGGCGAGTTAGAACCCACCAGCTTTAAGAAGCCGCCCGGGAAGCGTTTGAACTGCTGGCGTTGCTGCAGCTTCCGAGAACGGAGATCAATCTTGTCTCTTAGCCGCGGTGTTGCTTCCACCATCGGCTCAAATTTTTCTGCCACGTACTCTTTAGCGGCGCCGTCTTTTGGGAACAAGCCGATGATCGGAGAAGGATCAACGTCGATCCAGCGGCCAAGCGCGTTACCGAGCACGCCTGAAGTCCAGGCGACCTGCGCCGATTTCTGACAGCACACCTCTTCAACATTGGGATCGTCGATCGCTTCAAGAGGTCCACCGGGCAAAGCTAGGGCCGGTGTAACGTGAATGCTGTACTTACCCGGCCGTGCTGTCTCAACTTCACTCATCCAACGATGCTTGTTCGCCCAGTCCATGGTGCCGATCCGCTCGGGCGGCGCCCACTTCTGAGCCAGCTTATGTGCCCAGCGAGCAGCGTTACGCTTCAGTGCTTTCCTCATCGCTGGGTTCAGGTTGGCTGCTGTCGTCATAGTGGCTCAGTGTGGTTAGTGCGTCTTCGATATGACGGCGGATAACCGACACATCCACCTCTTCCCCGTGGATCGCGGTTAACTCAGCAGCCAAGGCATCAGGCATGTTGAACAACAATTCAGCACGGGCGGCCTCGACTAACGCGCCGTACTCAACGTCTAAATCGTCGGGCATGACTAGCACGCCATCTTCTTTCAGTATTTCGCGCTCAAGCTGATCACCGCGTAAACGGTCGAGACGATCCTTTGCTGATTCTCGGCTTGTGTCGTTAGCGCGAACCAACAGCCATGCCATTACCTCAGCTGGCGAATATTCGTTACTGGCACCACGGCCAGCAGACACCGCCACCGGCATTCCTTTTTGCTGCCAGTCAGTCAGCGTCCGTTCGGATACTTCAAGCAGTTCAGATAGCGCCCGCTTGTTAAGCGAGCCAGGAAGGCCAGCTGCGTGCCAGTTCAGCAACGCCAGCTGACAAACGTTGATCAACTCAACTGACGTCATGCAAATAACCTATTGATAAGATTAAAAGTAAGGAAGCCATAGCCATTTTTTAGCTGCACGAATTCCGCGGCTATTCTCCCCCGTATATGCACGCTACCTGCTGGGAGGACCCACGCGTTTGGGGTAGTCTTAAAACTGAAATTTTCTTAATCACACATCATCTAAAGGAGTTTTGCAGATGACTGATACCGGTGAAGCGAATTGGAAAGCCAAGGTTAATGAAGTTGTCGGACTTCTTGATCGAGCTTGGGAAGCCAAATGGGCAGTTCAGCTAATCCAGTTTGTCCTTTTTCTCGATCTTGCGATGGTCATCACCGGTCAGCCTGGGTTGATTGGCTGGGATAGCGGTGAGGCTCCAATCCTCAGCAATTTAAATTTTGCGATAATTACGCTTACATCCTTCGTGACCTATGCAGCCTTCCTAACCCCTATTGCCAGTCAAACAATTAGAATTATTCTCGTAGGACTTCCACTGGTTGATAAGCTATTACCCACCAGCAATTCCGAACAACCATATGGTTATGTGCATATTAGTTATTATGGAAAACAAGCTTATAAGCGTAATGACCAATATATGATTGACTATTATTTATCACGGCAGGCAAGCGGCATAGACGCCCGCAATTTCAGAAGAAGGTCAGGTGACATTTTATTTGGTACGGCCGTGGTAATTGTTTTGAATGCCTTCCCAAGCATAATCAGCATTGATACGTCATACACATTATTACAGTCGGGTATCGAAGCTATGGGACCCTTCGCATTTGGTGTTATCAGTTGTTTCCTTCTCATTTTTTCTTGGAGGGCGATCACAAATGCTTGGTTTGACTCACCGTTAATCTACATTGAGCAGCCCGAGCTCTATCGCGAACAGCAAGCAAAGATAAGAGACGAACAAATGGATATACCTACCTATACATTGCGATAAAATTTTCACTGCTCCCCCGCTGACCCAGGCTTAAGCATCAACTGATACACAGCCGCTCGATCAGCATTCGCCCGGCGCCTCAGCGACTCGTAATCAGCCAGCAACTGGAGTAGGTCACGGTTATGCAGCAAGCGACGCCGTGGTTCAGCGAGGGGCGTTACTAGATGCGCTGGTACCTCCGGCATCACTACCAGCGGCACGGTCACCGTCCGCGGGGAGTTCGCGCATCCACTCGCTAACAGCAGCAGGCACAGGCTGCCCAGCCCAATCACCAGTCGTCGCATCGTCTCTCTCCAGTTGTGCTGCTGTATGCCGCATCATGTTGACTAGCTCGGTGTCTCGCTGAAGCTGCTCATCACGGAATGCCAGCGCCGCACTGATCCTGTCGATCTGCCCACGCTGCCAGCGCTGGTGTTCCTGCAGTATCTCTACTTGGTCATCGGCCTTGGCCAGCCGCGTTTCGGTCGCGGATAGCTGCAGCGCATAGTTGCGGGCCTGCATACCAGCAAACACCGTGATGCCCAGTAGCCCGGCAATCAGCCAGCCGGATGCGTTGCTTAAGATACGCCTGATCATTTCAGCCACCTGCGAATCAGCCTGTCGTAGAGTTCATCCGCCCGAGTGCTGAACCACTCAGCGCCTTTGAACGCAATCACCGCACCGAAGGCCACCGCCAGGTTGATGGGCAGTCCCAGGTAATGCAGCACAGGAAACACAGCGAGCGTTAGGCAACCGCACAGCAATGCTTCCAACCAACTCTTACTAACGGGATTCCCCGCATGGAGCCCACGCACCAATGCCACGATGAACGCCAAGCCGGCGGCATAAAGTTGTGGCCATGCCGTAGCGATGTACGCCAGCAGCGCTTGCCACAAGTTAGGGTCACGTCCAGGCATTGGGTAACTCGCTTAAATATGTGTGTCTCATTCCCGAGCCGCGTCCGTGATCACCCTGGCCACGCGCTTAGCGAGCTCATCCTGGTGCTGCAGGAACTGGTGCAGGTCATTAGCATTGGAGAGAAAGAACAGTTCGTGAATGATGCCGCCTCCCTGACTGACGAACGCCAGGCGCGAATGCTGCCCTGATCCCTCAGGCTTAGCCCCTCGGTTAGCGATGCCCAGCACCTCAGCCGTCACGCTGCAAAGCTCAGCACCTAAGGGTTTGTTATGCGCTTGGCTCAACGTCTCAACACCAGTAGCACCCGGGCCGCCACCGTTGGCATGAAACTCAATAGCGATCTCATTGCGGGCAGCGATCTTCACCGCCTCACGCAGCGGCAGGTTCTCTCCAGGCTCGCCATCCAGCAGGTGCATAATGCCCAGCAGCTTCAGCTCTATACTCACAGCATCACGAAAACGCTGAACGATATCCGCTTCTTTGTAGCCATTCGCAACGATGCCCGGCACCGTATCGCTGTGCCCGGCTGAAATCATCACCGAGCGCAACTGAGGCGGCCGATGCGGCACTGCTTTAACGTGATTAATCCAACGCATGCCCACAGCACACCTCCATAAATAAAAATGCCCCGAACCGGAAAAACCGGAACGAGGCACCGTCCACCACAGACGGGAGCTAGGTTGTCATGCGCGCAATAAAAACCCCAGCGAGTGGCTGGGGTTTCTAGGCGCATCTATCAGACGGTAGCTGAATGATGACCCTCGACTGCGGTGGCATCAAGGGGTCGGTAATGCCAACGCCCTAATGCGCTAGGCAAACGCCGCAATGCGCAGGGTTTAGGCCCTTCTGGATTGCTTCCTACGTGCCCTGAGGGCCTCTCTCAGCTCAACGTGCAACCGATTCAGGCGGTCATAATAGGTACGTTCAGCCAGTCCCAGGCGCTGCGCTTTGTGTTCGTTGTAGCCTTCCCAGTGATAATGCTCCCAGGCCAATACCTGCAGTTCATTCCTCAGGGTACGTATACCCTCATACACTTCCCAGGCCAGGTCATCAATCTCACCCTGGCCTAACGGGTCGCGGCTACCCTTCTTACCTGATGATGGCATCACGCCCTTGAACTCGATCAGCTTACCCAGCGGGCTGCACTGCTTCATTGAGCGCTGCTTCCATTGTTCAGACCAATGCTGCAGTAACTCGTCCATCGCTTTAATCATTGGTTTGCTCCGTGGTGGGCCGGTAACAGCGTATTGATTAGGACTCAGAGCTACCGCTCAAAAAATCAGCCCGAGTAAACAATGGCTCCATCAAACGTAAAGCCTCCAAGTACTCGACAGGGTTATCACGCACCATAATGGTCCAAGGGGCAGCACCAGACGCGTCCTCGACAGCAAACGCATAACCATAATCCAAGATGATGCTATCGGGGTATGGGTCATCCCCAGGGACGTAAAGGGTATAAACCATTTCAAGCTCTTCGGATTTAACCCATTCCTCTTTTTTGAAGACTGAGCTACCCCGCGTATTTAAGCGATCAGATAGCGTATGAATCTCATTGTGCATCTTTACCAAGCGACCATCTTCAAAATGATAAAACTGCATTTCAAGCTCCTCGTTTGTGGCTGTTGTAACCCTAGATCAATTCATCCCAACCCTAGACACACCATAGACACTTAAAAACCTATTAATAACAGCTAATTATTTAATACTGTCTAGGGTGTCTAGGGTGTCTAGGGGTATTCCTTTATAGGGGAAAATTTAAAAGGTGTTGTGGATAACCGCTAAGTAATTGCGTGTGCCTGCGCGCGGGCGCGAACAACCCTAGACACCCTAGACAGGCGGCAGTAACCGTATGTTTTAAAGTGGTTTTCATTGTCTACCCTTGCTGGAATAAGCCCTAGACATACCCTAGTGACCCTAGACATTAATCAAGCGGAGAGCCGCCATACGGCTTGATCCAGCCTTGGCACTTATCCCAGCTGGCCGGGTTCCAGCCTGCATCTAATGCCTGGTCCCTGAAAGCCTTCACTAACGCACCCAGCTTGCGGCCATCGGTCAGGTCTACTCCAGCAGGAGGGTCCGGGAGGAAGAAGATAGAGCGCTTCCGGTTGTTATCCATGTCGTACCACCAGAGCTGCTTATCGGTCTTCTGCACCTGGGTACTGATGAACAGTGAGAACTTCGTCTCGCTCATGGTGTGCTCACGGTTCTTGCTACACCATTCCAGGTAGAGGTCATGCACATCCTGCGTTCTGGCCACCGTGTATGGCACACCCAGTATGCCTTCTCGCCATGCTACCAGGAAGTTTTCCCAGCTGGCACGGCTCAACGCCACAAGCCGTTCACGTGCTGGCGTCTTAGGTGGCCGTGTGCGTTCGTCAAAGTCGCCGGTGTCGTAACTCAGCAGGTAATGGTAAAACGCCTCGACGCCACCATTAACCAGCTCACGGCCTACCGCCTTGCTGGCCTCAGGGGGCAGGGTCTTCTCGGGCCAGATAACCAGCATGCGGCGGTCGTGCTCACTGATCGGCCACGGCATGATCTCATTGGATAGGAACGCCGCGTTCATATAGTTGGCTTGTTCCCAGCCATTCATGAACTTGGCCTCGACGCGCATCGTTTTACCGGTGACCATATGCTTGATCTTGCCCACCTGGTTATAACGCTGATCGCGGCTCACTACCTCTTCAAATACGCCGTATAGCTTGCTCTCCTGCCACTGGTTCCAGTTCATCTCCAGCTGAGCCTGGCCGACGGTTGCCGAGTAGATGCCGTAAATCTTGCCCATGATATCCGAAAGCAGCAGCGATTTACCCGAGCCCTCAATGGTGGAGTGAGCCAGAACCGCCGTATCTAGCTTCGCGCCCAGGTTCTGCAACGGGTAGGCCAGCCAGCATGTCAGCCAGTGCGTCGCAGCAGGATCGTTGCTGCACAACCACTGAATCAGGTATTGAATCGACTTGCACCGCTCGGGGGTATTGGTCGGCTCCAGGGGCAGACCTTCAAAGGTATTGATGTACTCGCCCGGGCTTTGCGTCATACGCGGATCGAACACTAGGCAGTCATACGGGATCTGGCGCCGTTCAGTGGAGTTGATCCACAACGACCATGCATCACCTAACGCCAGTTGCACTGCGCGCGCCGGTAAGCGCTGCTTCAGCTGGCGATCCCATATTTCCTGGGTGCCGTCCAAATAAACGTAACGCTCGGTAGGCGATAGGCCGATCTTACCTTGCCCGGTCTTCTGCTTACCCGCCAGCTTGGCATCTGCAACCTGTTGCCGTGCCTGATCAGGATCGATCAACTTTTTATCGTGCCGATCTATCCACGCCTTTGCCAATGGCTTAGAGACGTAAGCTTCGAATGCTCCCCACTTGATCAGCCGGCGTTTTACTAAATCAAACACCTGCTTTTCACCTTCCAGCAACGCAAAGCGCCGGTGCACGCTCTCTTCATTCCATTCCTGGCCCTCCCCCACGCCCCCCGTAGGTGCAGCAGCGGCCACCGGTGCCGGGGGCTGCCATTCAGAGGGGGCCGGGGGGAGTTCTGCATCATTAGCGGCTTCCGCCAACTGCGCATTAATTTGCTCACGAACAGCTGCCAAACCACGGGCCGCATGAAGATCATTCCAATCCGGCATCAGGCCACCTCGCCAAGTTCAGCGAATACTGCACGGCAGCCGTATTCAAACGCCAAGGCCTCCGCTTTGGCTCTCCCTGGATTACCTTCGGTATCCACATCATCATCCCCACAAATAACCAACTGCGCATTGGGGTACAGGTCACGCAGTTGAGGTACAACGCGCGCCAGGTTGCCAGCATCCAGTGCTACGGCCACTGGCCACCCCATCGCTTCATGAACACTTGCCCCCGTGGCATACCCTTCCACCACGCCGATTACAGCTGGCTGTTCCTGCCAGGCAATGCGCTGCCAGCAGCCACTCTTGCGCCCAAACTTTGGAAACAGCTTCGTACCTTTTGTGTTGATAACCTGAAGCGACCACAACACATCCCCACCGTCATACAGGGGCAATACCGTGTCACCAGCGCGCAGTTGAAATAGGTGAAGATGCTCAGGGCGTGGCATGGGCAATTGATCAAAGAAATCCTTAACCTCACTTCCTACCCACACGCTGGCTGCTTCGACGCTTGCGTCGATGCTGATCAGCACTGCCCGCTTAACGAACATCACGCCGTGGGCCCCAACGCCTTTGTTATCCAGGTACGGTGCCGTGCCCTCAGTGGTTAGATGACGCTCCACTACCACCTGGCAGGCACGAGATACCGCCTGCTGCATACGTGCCAACTTTGCCTGGTCAGCCTCCACCTGTTCCGCTGCTTTGCGGCGGCGTTCTTCCTGCTCTGCCTTTAAGCGCTTCCGATCGTCAGCGGTCATTTCTTTACGCTCACGCTTCCAGCCATGCACTTTTGCAAGCTTGATGATGGTACCTAGGCGCACATGGCCCGCCTGCAGGCTTTTCCAAACGCTTGCGGCGTCCTTGGCGTTATAGCTACTACCGCCCTGACTCCATTCATCCCACGAAAAAAAGCCGTCATCACCGTATTCGGTTTTGACAGCATTACCGATGTTCACCCAAACCTCGCGATCATCGGCAGGAATGTGTGTCAAAGCTAAGCGCAATTCGTCTATGCTGAGGAAATCAGTCATTGATTACCCCCAGGAATTGCATATGAACGATCGCGAATACCAACGATATCTCTTGGAAAAGCTTAATGACGAATACCCAGATTTTTATCCTGAAATGTTCAATCCAGAAGATCTTAAATCTCGTCAAAGTATAAATTTGCACTATCTGGAAGAACACGGGCTGGTTGAAATTGAGAGACGCCGCAAAGAGTATCTCACCCACACAGCGCCGCAGATAACCGCTCGTTACATTAAATCTCCCATCACAGGCCGCGCTAAGATCACTGCGAAAGGCAGAGACTTTCTTGAAAATGACGGAGGCCTGTCCGCCGTTCTCGGCACAGTGACTGTGCGTATTCATGCCGACACGATCCGCGACCTGGTAGATGCAAAAATTATCGAAAGCAGCTCTATACCTGAAGAGGAAAAACCTGCTCTGCGCGCTGCTCTCAAAAGCATGAAAGAAGAAGGCTTGAAACAGATGACTACGCGTCTTATCAGCCTGGGGTTTGATAAGGGAGCACTCACTCTTCAACAGCTTAAAGAATTGATCCCCTTTGATGGTAGCTAACATCACCGCCCCTCCATCGCCGACTGACACGTCACACAAAACTGCACGCCCGGCAACGCCTTCTGCCGGGCTGAGGGGATAGGTTCATCACACTCTTTGCAGATTGCTCGGCTAGCCAATGCGCTGGTCTGCTGCTGCCGTGCCTTCAGCGATTGCTCCATTCGCCACTCAATGTAGTCGTTCGCGATATCGGCCTTATCCATGGCGCACCTCCCCATCAAACCTCTGGGCACATACCAGCACACCCTGCACCGCGCCGATCAGTTGGCAGCGCAGCTTCTCCAGCTCCGCCACTTCATGATCGTGATAGGTGCCATCGCGTCGATGCTCGCTGATGCGCGTCAGCAGGTTACCCACCTGGGTGGAAAGCACAGCCACGGATTCCATCAGTTGCTGCTCACTGCATTCATTGGTGGACTCCTGGTATTCAAACCAGTGGGCGCCCGGTACCAGCGAAAGCAGAGAATCAAGAATGCGGGGGTCGCGGGTCGCTTCCAACACATGCTCAAGATCGTCGATCGTAAGCCGGTGCGTATCCGCATTAGGGTTGAGACGATGCTGCAGCGTGGTGGCTGGCAGTCCATAAACGGCAGCAATGGCTTTGCCACCACCTGGGTAGTCACGCGCTGCATGATACAGCGCCAAGTTGAGGGGCAGAATTTCGCGCTCAGCGCGCTCCTGCGAAGATAGCCAGATCTTAGACATGGCATTACTCCCGTTTCTATGCCATGCAGCCCGTCCCTTAATCGGTTATATTGAGGGCGTGTTGCATAGCTATGCATTGGTGTGCGCACACGCAGAGAGTGTCTGTGGTGGACGTTAAAGCTCTCTGCAACTCGCCGGGCAGGACGACCTGTGGTGGGAAGGTCTGCCCGGCACCCTACAAAGCCGTTGGTTAGGCAGCTTTGTTGTTTTTACCAACTGGCCGAACTTCGTAAAAGCGATAGCCCGAAGCCTTAGTAATATCAGCCTCTACCCTAATGTCTCTCTCTGCTCGAATCATCTGGGAAACAGCCCCTTGGGACACTCCCATCATCACTGCAACGTTCTCCTGTTTATGCAGCGACACAAATTCTTTTAATGTTGTATAGCCAATCATGGCTTAGCCCTCATGTTGAGCACCTAAAAATAGTAGTACAACTAATTTTATAAAACAACAGAAAGAATTGAAGCTATGGGTATAATATATAAGCTGCACTAATGAAAAAGAATCCTGAAGTACAGCATAATGATGTCATTGCCTTAGAAGCCGAACGGCTTCGGGCTATCTATGACCAACGTAAAAGTGAAGCAAAAATGCAGGGACAAAAGCTCAGCCAAGATACGATAGCTGAACGCTGCGGCTGGTCTGGTCAAAGTGCTGTAAGCCAGTATATGAGGGGCAGGATTCCTCTTAATATTGACGCCTTGCTAAAGCTATCCAAAGTCCTGAGATTTTCGCCTCGCGACGTAAGCCCACGCTTGGCAGCCGACATTCCAACAATATATTTGGCCGAAGAATCCGACGGCAGGCATGTAGTAAGGGAATCTGATGCGCATCCCTTGCAATATGCGCACTCTCGCTTGCCAGTGATAGGCCAAGCTTCAGCAGGGAGGCTTGCAGAGCTTATCGAAACTCAAGAAATAGACGAATGGGTAGTGGCACCCGGAGCAACCGGCCCCAGGGCATTTGCATTGAGAATTGAGGGTATTTCAATGGAGCCTAAGTTTCTGGACGGTGAAAAAGTGATCATCGATCCCGACTTAGATTGGTGCATAGGAGACTTTGTTTTTGCTCGTCAGATATCTAACAACACCGGTACCTTCAAGCAAATAAAGCGCGAAGGCGACGAGCTATATTTGTCTGCTGTCAACGAGAGCTTCACACCCAGATACATTCGCCTGAATGAGGACTGGTTAATTGTAGGTAAGGCGAGATGGAAACTCACTGATCTTTAAAGCAGTGCTTCTAATGAAAATAAAATAAAAATATTAGTATTACTGTTGACTATTTAAAGTAGTAGGGCTAATTTTTGTCATATCCGCCCACCACGGAATGACTAAAATGCACACCAATGCCCAACCCTGCCGGGTGTTCATGCACCCGGCCGCAGGTAACAGCCACATCGCCATCGCGGCAATGCAAGCCACCACTGGCCGCATTGCCGCCCGTGTGGCTGGCTCCAAATCCCGCACCATCTATTTGCTCACCCCTGAAGAAGCGGCACGCTACCAGCGTGTACCGCAAGACGGTGCGGCATGAGTACTGTTATCCCTATCCAGTCTGAAACCGTACTCGCTCAAGCGCACCGTGATGCGATGGCGCACATTCAGGACCTGGCAATCACAATCACCCTGCAGGGCGTATATGCCGTTAACGCTGAGTACAGTGGCCACGCCCATGAGCTCAACGTTTCAGTGCTGGTTACTAGCGAAATTGAGGAAGGCAACTTCAAATCTACTCAGCGCATGCGGGTTGAGCTGCCTGGAAAGTACTCATGGTGCGGCCACCACGCGCTTGAAAAACTGCAGGCGGCAGCGCGCACGCTTGAAGCCCTCCTGACCCCACCTAAAGGAGATGACGCCGCATGAACGCACCCCAACGCCCACAACAAGCCCGCGCACTTGGTAAGCGCTACACGCTCAAAGAAACTGCTGCCCTACTTGGTACCGGTCATATCACGCTATGTAAGCAACTACGCACGATCGGCATGCTAGATGCCAACAATGTAGCCACTCGCCCACACACCAGCACCGGCCGCCTCTGTGTTGAGCTCAAATCCTTCAAACACACCGGCACCGGAGACGAACGCCCTTATGCCAAAACCCTGGTAACCGAACGCGGCCTGCTCTACATCGCCAACCGCCTTGGCATTCAGATACAGCGCGAGGCCGCAAACGATGAGTGAACCAATGCCCGATTGGGGCGAAGCCTCGTTAGATACCAGCACTGTGGCATTGCTTTATCAGCAGTTCGGTAAGGTGATGATCCCGCTGGAAGACGTACGCATTGCGTTTTTCCGCAACCGCAGCGCCGATCGCTTCCGCCGTGCACTACGCGAGCGAACGATACCCCTGCCCGTCATCACGCTGGATAACAGCCAGAAGGGTATCGCTTATGTCTGTATCTATCAGCTTGCCGCGTATATGGAGCATTACGCCGTTGAAGCGGCCCGCAGTTTTGACGTGATCTACACCACGCCGCGCGAAGTTCAACGGCTACGCCAGCACATGATCGATGCGGTACCCATTACCCAGTTTCGCGATGTGGCAGAAGCCACACCGAAAACCCAGGCCTAACGGCCACCACCACGACGCAAAGAATAGGAGGCCATCATGGCTAACGAACCCACCAGCACCGATATCAACGCCCTACTGGACGACCTAGACGCCGGTATCTTCCGCGAAAAGCTCGCCCGCGCTCTTAGCGATGCTGCTGCAGGTTGTGTACAGCACGGCAAAGCCGCTGACGTCACTATTAAGTTCTCGCTAAAACAGATCGCGGATAGCTCCCAGGTCGATTGCGCTCACCGGCTCAGTTACGTGGTACCCACCGCTAAGGGCAAGCGCTCTGAGGAGAACACCACCAAAACGCCGCTATATGTAGGCCGCGGCGGCAAGCTCACGCTGTTCCCTGAGAACCAGGGCAAGTTCGAGTTCAACACCAAGCAAGACACCCAGCGCGCCTAACCAGCGCTGCTTTAACCACCACTACGCACACCAATGCATAAGGAAGACACCATGGATCACCAAGCCATCGAAAAAATCGAAGCCCTCGTTCACGCCGCCCAGATCGGCAACCCGGGCACCTTTGAGCCGACCATGCTCGTACCAAAGGGATATGAGCTGCAGTCGCTTGAGCGCTTCATGGATATGCCTACCCGCTTTCGTGGCGCCTTCGCTACTAGCTCGATTGAAGATTACGGCAACTACGTCAACGCGGAAAATGAAGCACGCGTGTTCGTCAATGTGGATGCCATGCGCGCCAAGGCCTTCTTTGACCTCGGCAATCCAGGCCTACCCGGCCACGGCGACCACACCGCCAGCCTAAGCTTAGAGAAAACCAGCGCTTTTGAAGCCTGCCTTTCAGCCAACGGCTCAAGCTTTGCTCAAAAGGAATTAGCACACTGGATCGAAGACTGGCAGCACTGCATCACAGGGATCGATAGCAACGGTCAGGAGCTTGATTCTAAAAAGCTTGCCAATGCCGTGCGAAAAATAGAGATCAAAGCCACCTCTGAACGTAGTCATGAAGATGGCGACTGGAACACCAAGCGCACCGGTATGGATGCCCTGGATGCCACAGTAGGCGACAGCACGCCAGATATTATCCGCTTCCACTGCCTGCCCTATGAAGGCCTGAGCTACCGCACGTTTGAAATGCGCGTCTCTATCCTCACAGACGACACCAAGCCCCGCCTCAAGCTTCGCATCGTAGGCCTGGAAACGGCTAAGGAAGAAATGGCGAAGGAGTTCAAGCTAGTGCTGGAAGGCGAGCTAGACGAGAACACCACCCTACTACTGGGCTCATTCAGCCGCTAAACAACCGCCACACACCCCGCCGCTGCCCACCACCAGCGGCGGGGCTCCAACCTTAAACGGGAGCACACCAATGCAATCAGCAAAGCCTGAGGCCAATACAGGCCCACAGTTTCCCCAGTTCCGCTTTGTAGAGTTCAACAAGGTGCGCCAGATGCGCGGTGCCGAAGCGGCCCGAGTAGAAATCATATACGGGGAAGGCGATCACGATCTTCTCTGGATGTCCGCAGGTGACTTACACGCCAACATCCGTCAGTTCGGCAAGCATGAAGCGCTGGCTGACGCCCTTGATGCCTACGGGCAAGGGGGCCGGGGATGAGCACACCAGCAATCGCCCCACGCGTGCTAGACCCCGCCTGCGGTAGTCGCATGATGTGGTTTGATCGTGCCCACCCTGATGCAATATTCGGTGATCTGCGCAGCGAAACACTGACCATTACCGATCGTAGCCACGGCCGAGTTGACGGTACGCGAACACTAAACGTTTGCCCTGATATGCAGATGGATTTCCGTGCTCTTCCCTTCGAAGCTGACACGTTCCGCCTGGTGGCATTTGACCCGCCACACCTCTTACGCGCCGGGCCCCGCTCATGGCTAGCCGCCAAATACGGAAAGCTAGGAAAAGACTGGCGTGAGGACCTTAAACAAGGCTTTTCTGAATGCTTCCGTGTATTACACCCGGACGGCGTTCTGGTCTTCAAGTGGAACGAGACGCAGGTAAAACTGAGCGAAGTGCTCGCCCTTACTCCACACCAGCCGCTGTTTGGAAATACTAGCGGTAGGAAAGCAGGCACCCACTGGCTGGTGTTCATGAAGCCACACGTCCATGAGCGCCCGCAATGAACTACGAAACCTGGCGAGCTACATATCAGAGCAGTGAACAGGCCGCGAAAGCGGCCTTTCAAGATGCCCAGCGTAACCATCGAATGCTGGTTAACGCCCTCACCCGTTGCAACGAACTGGACGCGAACCTGCAACGCATTATCGAGGCGGCCACTGTTGAGGGCCCAGGCGTACTCACCCAAGCAGCGATTGAGGAAATGCCAGCGCATAGCCTTGCGCAGCGTGATGCTGAGAAACAAGCGGAGGCCGTTACAAAATTTGCTAAAGAGGTATGGGAAGAACTCTTCAAGCGCTACCGCAACGTGAAGGTATTCCCGCTAACGATGGCGAAGGCTTGGTGCGAGCGCCGTAATGAGGCAGCCATTGGCATTAAGCCTGAAACGATGCCAAGCCAACCCGCCGTCACGGCAGGCACACTAGGAGGCCACCATGCTGCCAGTTGATCACGTCACGATTAAGCGATTCAGCGAGCTGACCGGTTACAGCGAGCTTGCCATCAGATCAAAAATTAAGCGCGGCGAGTGGCGGCAAGACAAACAGTATTTCAAAGCGCCGGATGGGCGAATTTTAATGTCATTAGAGGGATATGCGCAGTGGGTAACCAAGGGAGCAACCAAGAAGGCGTCCGGGCTGCGTCCAGTAGCAGCATCGAAATCGATTTCTACTACCAAGGCACGCGCTGCCGCGAACGACTCAAGCTCCAGCCCACCCCCGCTAACTTGAAGAAAGCGGCGCGCCATCGCGCCGCGGTTATCTCTTCGATCGAAGCCGGCACGTTCGACTACCAGGTCACTTTCCCGCGCAGCAAGAACGCCCGGAAGTTCATGCGTCAGGACCGTCTCGACAATTACTTGCGTCAATGGCTTGATATCAAGCGCCCATCTCACAAGGCGTCGACGATCAAAACCTACAACACCATCATCGAACGGCTACTGATTCCTGAAATGGGCCACCTACTATTGGCTGAAGTATCGCGGCCTCAGGTACGCACCTGGCTGGCAACGCTCACCTGCGGCAACAAGCGGCTGTCCAATATACTGATGGTGCTACGATCGGCGCTCAACGATGCCGTACACGATGAACTGCTTGATTCCAATCCATTGCACGGCTGGCACTACCGTCTTAAGGAAGCTCCAGGCCCCAAGAAAGGACCGGACCCGTTCAACCGTGAAGAGCAGGCCGCGATTCTTGCTGCCGCCCGGCCCGAAGTACGGCCACTATTCCAGTTCGCCTTATGGACGGGCTTACGGCCCAGCGAGTACATCGCACTTGAGTGGGGAGATATTGATTGGCACCGCATGGAAATCACCGTAAACAAATCTATAACGGCAGCCGCGAAAGGAGAGGCGGAAGATACGAAGACCACGGCGGGCCGTCGCACCGTCGCTCTACTGCCCCCGGCCGCCCAGGCTTTGAAGACACAAATGCAATACACCCGCCTACACCCCAGCGGCCGCATCTTTTTATGGCCCCGTAGCCAGAAGCCACTAAGCGGTGATAACGATATCCGCGAGAAGTTATGGCGCCCAGCAGTGAACCGTTCAGGTGTGAGATATCGGACGCTTTACCAGACCCGGCACACCTACGGTTCGATGATGCTGTCCGCCGGCGAGCCGCTCGCCTGGGTCAGTAAGCAAATGGGGCACCGTGATGTGGTGTTTACAGCCCGCACGTACGCACAGTGGATACCCAACACCTCGCCCGAACTAGGCTCCCGAGCGGTCGAAATGTTCGGCAGTAGTCAGGATTGA